CCCGCTTTCCAACAGATTCTTTACGGATTCCCACGCTCTGAGTTCACCGCTACCTCTGACGATATTCAGGCAGATGGCGAGTTCACGGCTGATGAACTTGCGTACCTCGTTCGCAATCGCCGCACCTTCACCGTTTATGGCTATTCGCCAGTAGAGCGCGCACTTCCGATTGCCGATATTTACTTGCGCCGTCAACAATGGTTGCGCTCTGAATACACCGATGGCGTATTGCCTGAATTGATGTTTACCTCCGATGCTAACTTCGGTAACAATCCCGAGTTGCTTCGCGCCTACGAAAACATCTTTAACGATGATTTGTCTGGACAGACAGAACAACGCAAGCGCGGTCGCATCCTTCCCGCTGGCATCACACCAATTCAGTTCGATGGCTACGGCGAGAAGTTCAAAGATGTTCTTGACGAGTATCTAGTCACCTCAATCACCGGTCACTTTGGCGTATTGCCAAGCGAAATCGGATTTACTCCTAAGACTGGTTTGGGCGGCGCTGGACACGAACAAGGTCAAGCATTTAACGCACAAGATATTGGTTTGTACCCACTTGCGAATTGGGTCGGCAAGATGCTCACGCAGTTGTCACACACCTATCTCGGTATGCCGCGCGAACTAGAGTTCAAGTTCATGCCAAGCGATAATCGTGACACCGTAGAGCAGAGCAAGGCATCGGACATTGAAGTTCGTGGCGCTAAGAAGAGCATCAACGAAGCCCGCGCTGAAGATGGATTGTCTTTGTTGGACATTCCTGAAGCCGATATGCCAATGATTGTTGCTGGTCAATCTGTATTCTTCTTGTCTCCTGAAGGAATCATTCCCGCTGGCGGCTCAACAGACTCAACACCTACCGAAACTCCTGCACCTGAAGTTCCCACCGGCGCAGAGCAAGCAGGTAAGCCCGAAGTCAAGCCAGCCGAAGAAGTTCCCGCAGAAGCCAAAAAGGAAGCCAAGCGATTTATCACATGGGCTACCAAAAGCACACGCACCCGCGAATTTAATTTTGAGACAGTAGAACCCATCGTTGCAGAAGCGCTGAACAAGTGCTTAATGGATGGCGACCTAGAAACCGCTAAGGCGTTGGTTTCTGCTTATGTCTCTTAAATGGCCAGCACACAAAGCATCTGAGCGCATCGCCCGTAACAACGCGGTAAAGATTGCTGCTGCTTTTGTCGCAGGTATTGATGCGAAAAAGGTCGTAGAAGATTTCATGTCTATTCACCCACAGGTGACGGACAACGCCGTTCAAGACCGTGTACGCGCCCGCGCATGGGCAATCGTTCATGTTCGCTACAACTCAAAGCCTATGGAAGCAGCGATTCGCCGCACATACGCTGACGGATGGGTAACAGGCGATAAGGCAGCCAAGCAACTTGTTGATTCGCTCATCAAAAAGGCTGATGATTGGTCAAGTTGGACACCGGGTTCAGAAGCACTTGCACAGATGGTCGCTCCTAAAGGCGCTCTTGCAGGATTGCTGGAAAACGCAGGTGTTGTTTCCAATCAACTATGGGCAACCAAGTTAGATGAAGTCGGCACAATCCTTGCTAACGGATTGCGCGATGGCTCTACGGTTGACACAATCGCAACAAACCTTGAAGAAGTAGCCGGTGGCGAAAGCAAGGCGATGGTGATTGCTCGTACTGAGTTAAACCGCGCTATGACACAAGCCGCAGTTTCCCGTTATCAAGATTCTGGCATTGACCAAGTTGAATGGGAAGCCGCCGACCCTGACGATGAGTGCGCCGATAACGATGGTGAAGTCGTAACCTACGGCGAAGAGTTCCCTAGTGGCGATATCGAACCACCTGTTCACCCTAACTGCCGATGTGGTCTGCTTCCTGTTATTGCAGAAGCCCAGACTGACGATGGTGGCGAAAATTTAACTGACGATGCAACGCCTGATGAGACTGATACGTCAGATGATGCTGAATATGCAGATATTGAGCCAATAACATCTGATGCTGATATGGCTGATTTCTCTAATTTTCAGCGCAATTTAGGATTTAGCGAACAAGAATATCCAGAAGAAGGTAAAGCACTTACTGCTTATACATCGGGTTCTGGCGATTTCAGCACCATCAATACATATTTGCGCGACCCAGAAAGTATCGCTCCAGAGCAATACACAAATGAAGCGGTTCGCAGAATTGCAGAAAAAGACATTGCAAGAGCGCAATCTCTTATTCAAGACCTAGATTCACTTATGGTCAAAGCGCCAGCATTAGAAAAGCCAATTCTGACTTATCGTGGCGTTAAAGCCGGTGAATTTACAGATAGATTACTTTCTATGAGTTCCGGTGATTCATTTACCGATGCTGGCTTTACCTCCACCTCACATGACCCAAGCATTGCTAATCGTTTTGCTAAGTCTGACGGAGCGGTTCTAGAAATTGTCAACCCCGCTGGAAGCAAGGGAATTGACACACTAGGTTTCGTTGCTCCAATGACAGAAAAATGGTATGCCGAACATCCCGGTTCTGAAAAAGAGTGGCTATTGCCCCGCAATTTAACTTACAAAGTTTTGTCTAAAGACGGAAACAAAATTCGAGTAATTACGGAGGCAACCAATGGCTAAATCTACTGATAGATTTACATATACAGACAAAGATTTGCCCGGAATTACATTTAACATAAAAGACAATAAATCGGATTTTTCTGCTAATAAAACCAAGGAGAAATAAATGGCTCTAAACCACATCACCGTTACCACGGGAACAACTGCCAAGCCCCTAGTAACCGTTCCATCGTCAGCAGGTAAGGTCAATGTTTACATCAGCAACAATGACTCAAGCAACGATGTATTCATCGGCGCAAAGACCGTGACTGCTACTGGAACAACTCAGGGTTTTCGCATCCCTAAGTCAACCAATGTCTCTTTGCAGGTAGATGGTGGAGATGCAATCTATGCAGTAGCCGCTGCTGGTACTCCCGCAGTATCAATTCTCTGGTTTGGAAACTAACTATGGATTTCGCTAACGCTTACGCCCGAATTATCAAGGCAGACGAAAACCCAGACGGCACAATGACCGTTTATGGCAAGGCAACCGATGATTCGATTGACCTTGACCAACAGATTTGCGATGAAGCGTGGCTCAAGACCGCCATGCCACAATGGTTTCAATCAGGTGGCAACATTCGTGAACAACATTCATCTATCGCGGCAGGAGTAGCAAAAGAATATGAAGCCAAAGCGGATGGTCACTATATTTCTGCTCTTGTCGTTGACCCTGTTAGCGTTAAGAAAGTCAAAACAGGCGTTCTTAAGGGATTCTCAATAGGAATCAAAGCACCTCGCGTTATCCGCGACAACAAGGCTGCCGGCGGTCGTATCGTTGACGGTCAGATTATCGAAGTTTCACTTGTTGACCGACCTGCCAATCCAAACGCTAAGTTGATTATGGCTAAGTCAGTCGAAGGCGAAAGCACGCTTGTTCAGGTTGAGGAATTGCACGAATTTTCTGCACCTCTTCCTAGCGATGTGTTTAAGAATATCAAGACCGAGAAAGGGTCAAAGATGGAAACAATCAAGCAAATTACGGAATTGGCTAAGTCTTTGACATCCGACACCGTAAAGTTCGATGCCGCTGCATACGATGCCGCTCGCCGCGCCGTTGCTCAGTTAATTATCTCTGAGACCAACGAACTTGCAGAAGGCTCAGATGAAACCAACTCGCTCAACCAACTCCTTGAGGTTGTTACACACCTCATTGCTTGGTATCAGGGTGAAGCCGAAGAAGGAGAAACCCCTATGTCCGATATTGAATTGTCAGCCCACAAAGACCCAGAGCCAGATTCAACCATGGGTTGCAAGTGCGATGGCTGCATGAAGTGCGCTGCCGATGGTGGTTGCGATGCCAAGATGTGCAAGTCTCACGCCGCAGAGAAGTCTGCTTCTGAGAAGTGCCTTGAGTGCGGTTGCCACATCCCAGACGATGCTCACGGGCGCGATGATGTTACTACCGCCGAAATGAAGTCTGCCGATGCAGACGAGACAACTGAAGAAGTTGTTGAACCAGTAGCCGAAGTTGCTGCTGAAACCGAAGTTTCCGAAGATGCAGTTGAATCTGAATCTACGGAGAAAACCCTTGTTAGTGATGATGTGCTAAATATCATTATTGAAAAGGCTGTCAAGAACGCCACGGATTCGGTCAAGGCTGAGATTGACCTGCTCAAGTCTGCAACAGAGGCAGCAGAGCAGAAGTCATTAGCACTTGAACAAGAGTTGGCTATCGTTAAGTCTCTGCCAGCGCAGGGGCCAAAGCGAACTGCCGTACAACAAGGTACAAACAATGACGATGCAATCATCGCCAAAGCCGCCGAGTATCAGGCAAAAGCCGCTCGGACAACTGACCCTGTTCTTGCTGAAGGATTCCGAGAGATGGCATCGCTCATCTTGAAGAAGTCTGCACAAGACAACTCTGATAAGGAATAATCAATGTCACTTGAAGCCCCAAAGGTCACAGACCTTTTCGGTGATGTGAAGCCAGTTAAGGCTGCTGAACTCCATGAGCAATTCATTGGAGAACTCAACAAGTCTTTCGCTAACGCTTCTACAACACCCGGTCTTGCTCCAGCAGCAGACCCAGTAGCACAAATGCAAGCACTTGTCGCAAACAAGTCACTTTCTCCTGATGCAGTATCAGCATTGAACAATGCTTTGTCTGCTCAGACCCAGATGAACGCTGACATCGTTAAGGACATCAGCCTCACATCTCCATTGTCAACATCTTTCGCAGCCTTCGACCTCGAAGCACCTGCAAAGTTGCTCACACCTCGCCCAACACCTCTTCGCAACAAGTTGCCTCGCAAGAAGGGTGTCGGTACTTCACACCGCATCAAGCGTTTGACTGGTTACACCGGTACAGGCACAGGCGGTCAAGGAAATATCTGGCCAGGAATCACAGAAACAACAACGACTTCATTCGGTTCAATCGCTTACGAGCGTGGCCCAAAGATTTCGTACTCAGCAGAAGATGCAATCTTCCCTTACTTCTCATACTCACTCAGCGATAGCGTTTCATTCGATGCACAGTTCTCTGGTGTCGGATTCCAAGACCTTCGCCAGTTGTCGTCAACATCTGTTCTTTATGCAACAATGTTGATGGAAGAGCGTATGCTCCTCATGGGTCGTGGAACTGACTCAAACTTCTCAGGCGCACTTGCTGCTCCTACAATCACCGCAACCGCTCGTACCGCTGCAACAGGTGAGACTCCAATCTCTTCTGGCACAAAGGTATGGGTTAAGGCAACCTCTGATGCAGGTTCATTCGGTGAGTCTGTTGTTTCGTCAGTTGCTTCTGCAACTCCAGACGGCTCAACTCAGGTTATTGATGTTGTAATCTCTGCTCCTGTAACTGGCGCACTTGGTTACAAGGTTTATGCTGGCGCTGCCGGAACTGAACCAACCGATGCTAACAAGTTCTACAACGGTCGTTCAGCAACCCGCACAATCACCCTTCAGGGAACTCTTGCAGTTACCGGTGATACCGCTGCAAACCACGCTTCTGACACCTCTGCTTACGCAACAGGTTATGACGGCATCTTGGCTACCGTTCTCGGTGCTAAGTCAGGTTACAACAACAACATCAACTCTGCTTTCTCAACATCAAATCCCGGCGTTGAGTTCCAGACCACCTTCTACAACCTCTACAACAATGTTAAGGCTGAC